GTCGGCCTCGCGCCTTCGCTCCGTCCGTCGCTCTGGTCAGGCATCGCACCTCGACCGGCGTCACAGACTCGCGCGGTGCTCTACTCTCGCGAGCACCTTCACAGCTCCGCAACCGATCCTCGCGACAGATTGCAGTCCTGCGGCTTCACGCCAATGCGGAACCTACTGACAGATCCGCATCGGCGCAAGCCCCTTCACTCGTTCGACGTCTCTTGGCGAGGCGTCAGGGTCCAATCGGTCGGGATGACCTTGCCCGACGCGATGTCCTCCAGCGACGCCTCCGAAGAGTGCACGCGGCGGCCGGGCTTGTCCCCGCCACCGGCTCCGCCACCACCTCCACCACCGCCGGCGCCCGCTCCGCTGCCGCCAAGCCCCTCGGGATCGAACAGCTCGGAATAGACATCGTCCTTCGCCATGAAGTCGTTGACGTGCTCCTCGATGGTCCGGTCCCGGGTGCCGTCCTTGCTCAGGAGAGGGTTGCCGCGCTCGTCTACGACCTTGGTCACCGGGTCGCCGCCGCCATCGGGTTCGATCACCTTGAGGAAGGGGGCGAGGTGCGGCCATGCCAGCTTGCCACCGGCCTTTGCCTTCGCCGCAGTGAGAGCGGCCATGCCGGCGGTCTTCGCCGTCGCGCGGTAGAGCGCGCTCGACAGGTAGGCCTCGCGCTGGTCCTTCTCCGCGATGATGGCCTGATGGGCTTCGGTCATCTGGGCCTTGATCGATGTGATCTGAGCCTCGACCTCTTCGCTCGCCTTGCCCTTCGAGTTGCGGAGCGCCTCCAGCTCGGCCAGCTCAGCGTCAAGGGTCTGCGGGTCGCGCTCCCCGAACTTCCGCAGCTTGGCCTTCAGACCACGGTTCTCGTTGCGCTCCGCCTGGAGCGACCCCACGGCGCCATTGACGCCGTAGCCGTCCACTTCTTCGACCTCGGTCAGCCGCCACTCGCCAGAGTCGGCGTGCAGCGTGTAGAGGTCTTCGTATCCCTCCGGGATATCTTCCTTCTTCGCGTATTTGGATCTCAGCATGTCTTGATTTCGGCTCCTGCTTTCCCCCGGCGCGGGAGAACAGCCAGGAGCCTACACCCGCTCCAGCCGAACCTCCAGCGCCTCTAGCTCCCGAAGGGATAGCGTGCGCTGCTCGCCGGTGACGAATCGGTGAAACGGGACCTTGCCGCTGCGGAAGATCCGAGCCCGGCCGGGGCCAAGGATCGAGTCCTGCATCTCGGTCGACTGGGCCGCAAGCCACTCGTCGCCGGTGGTCTCCACCGGGTCGTCGCCGATCGCCACCAACCCCATCTGGCTTCGACAAAAGGGGTGCGCCGGCGGGCGCGGCCCTCGGTCGATCGGGAAGATGTCGCCGTGCAGATCGAGGCAGATCGCGGACGTCCGGCTGTCCAGGATCGCTTGCCAGATCATCCGGTCGAAGATCGTCGGATTGGCCATCCCGGCGGCCTGGACCGCGCGCGCAGCGACGTGCGTGACGGCCGTCCGCACGATCATCGCAGCGTCACGCCGGGAGACCTTCATGCCTTGAGGGCCGTTCCTGACCCGCCGCATGATCTCGGAAGTGCTCTCGCCGTTGACCATCCCGGTTCGAATCGCGCCCCGCAACCGGTCGTAGGTGTCGCGGTCCAGCTTGGTCGCCCACTCCCGCAGCAAGCGGCCCTGGAACGGGCGCGACGTCCGGATAGCGCGCAGGACGGACGCGGACGCCTGTCCCACGGGAACCCCGGCCTTGACCGCCTGCCGGATGACCCGGAAGCCGAAGGCGCCCTCTGACTTGGCCAGCTCGTCGAGCGATGTCGCGAGCCTGGAGTGCCACGCGGTCATCGTCTCGCGGCTGACTGCACGCATCCGGGAATCCAGCCGGCGCCACAACCCGGTCTCGAAGACCTTGGCCCCGCGCCCGCGGATCCGGTCCACGCCCCGCAGAGCCACGTCGTCGATGTCGGCCAGGACGTTGGCGTTCAGATCGCCGACCCACCGACGCACCTCGCCGTTCTTCAGCCGTTCGAGGAGCAGAGCGTGCCGAACGTATCGGTTCAGCAGCTTCTCAGTGATGGTCGGCACGGTCAGCGCCCGTTAGTCGCCGCCTGACGTCGTTCTTGGTCGACGATCTCCGTGCTGTCCTCCGCGGCACGGCGAGCGGCCAGGGCATCGGCGCCGGCCCCGGCAAGGGCGTCGTCATCGTCGGGCTGCTCCTCGGCCAGCCGCTCCTCGATGTCCTCGACCGTCCGGCCGTCGCGGAACATGCCGCGATCGTTGAACTCTTCGAGGTAGGTCTGACGGTCGATGTCGCGGTTGTCCCTGGCCGTTTGGATATGGGGGATGTCGTCAGAGCTGCGCCGGAGCAGCATGTCGCCCGGTAGCTTCACTTGGACTTCGTCGCTCACCGCCTCCAGGATCCAGGCGCCCGCCATCTGGATGGCGCGAGTCAGGACCGACTCGACCTCCATCACGCACGCCTGCGCGTCGCACTGCACTGAGGCCTCGTCGAGCCAGCGCGCGGCCGCGGTCGGCGTGCCGCTCTTCTGCTGCATCGGCTTCAGGGTCGCCTCGTCCATGCGGCGCTCCAGGTCGTCGAGGTCAGCTTGGCCCGCTCCGATCGCCGTCCCCTTGTGCTCGATCACGCGGATGTCCGCCTGCGGGTTCGACGCCGTGTTGAGCTTGTTGGCCGCGACGACAAATGTCGCGTTGCCCTCTTTCTTCTGGAAGCCAGAGCCGAACAGGAACGGCGTCCGCGCGAAATCCAGCATCCACCGTTGCCGAGACGACGACTGCCAGTGGGCGAGGTTCATCCACGCCACGTCGGCGAACGGCGACTCCGCTTCCATGAACCCGGTCTGACTGAAATATCCCGTCACGAGCGGGATCCCGCCGGTGTAGTTCCATGGAGTCGGGGCGACGATCTCCTCCCACTTCCCTCGCCGAAGCTCCCAAAGCGACCACGTCGAATCGCTGTTCCACACTCGGATCCGTGAGGTTTCCTCGGCCGCGAAGCCCTCGACGTCGGTCGAAGTCTCCATGAATCGGATCTGCTCCAGGATGACCTCGCCCTCATCAGTGATCCTGTAGGGCCAGGCGAAAAGGTCTTGCGGCTTGATCCTGAAGATGCGCGGCCGGATCGACAGCTCGCCCTTTCGCGAGTCGATCTCCGCCTTCTTCGGGAGGTCGATGCCGACGTGGAACAGGCCGCGCGACCAGCCGTCTTCCATCAGCTCCCGCGCGAGCGCGTGCAGAGTCTTTCCAAACCCGTCGACGTTCTCGACCATCGCCTGCAACCGAGCGTCGAGCGTGTCGAGACCTTGAACGACGAGCTTCTTGCCGAACGGCTTGGCAGCCACGCGGCTGACGCCTTTGGTGAATCCAGGATGCAAGTAGCTCACGTTCAGCCGCTTGTACCAATCGGCGTCGTCCTCCTTTTCCAGCTGCGGGAGATAGAAGGCTGCATCTTTGGTCGACGCCTCTCGCATCCCCGGGGTGCCACCCTCCAGCGCAGAGATCAGGTTCCAGTGCGTCTCCGCCATGCGGTCGTAGCCTGGGGAGGTCGATTCGACAGCTGAGCTGTCCTTCTTGGCGTCGGCGCCGGACATGGAGAGGTCGGTCATTGGTCAGCCTTTCTTGCTTTGGCCATCGCCCGCCGTCCGGCTCGGTAGGCTGCGGGTCGGATCACTGGATCGTCACCGTGTGGAGCGCGTGGTCGCCGCTCGGGAACAGGTAGCACACGGGATATCCCATTGCGTCGAGCAAGTGCGTCATCTGCTTTTGCTTCGACATTTCCTCATGCGTGTGCCCGCTCAGGTAGGCGCGCAGCTTGCGACACTCCGGCGAAATCGTCAACCGTCCGGACTCTAGCATCGCGTTCACGCGGTTGTATCTCTCGCGGCGCTCTGGGTTCTGGCCCCAGCAATTCGCGTTCATCCCGTTGCGATTCAGGACGTGGAAATCGGTGTCGCCACTGGTGCTCTGCCGGGCCTGGCCGCTGGCATCGGGATAGATCTCGGTGAGCTTGCCTCCGTGCAGATCGTTCAGATAGTGGCACATCGACGGGGTGTCCGAATGAATCTGCTCCTCTTCGTCGAAGACGTGCATCCGGTGGCCATCCTGCCAGAAAGAGACGGAGGCCATGCTCGCGTAGTTGCGCGCGGCGCCGAAGTCCATGCCGGCGCCAAGCTCGCCGTTGGCCGGACGGTCTAGCTCTTTCACGTTCTTGAAGGGGTCGAATCCGTAGTACACCTGCCCAACCGAGAGGTTGACGAACTGTCCGTGAACGTAGGCTGCAGCCTCCTTCGAGGCGTATTGCGACTCCAGCCGCTGGCCGTATGCGTCGCTCAAGGCCTTGTTCGCCATCGTCGAGGCCTGGACCAATCCTACATCGTGGTTGTGGCGTAGCTCGCCCTCGGCCAAT